GGTACAGCACAAGCATTCATTAGTAAATCTAATCTATACAGCAAGTTGTTTATGATGCTTAATGTGCAGCGAGATTCTGCAGCATCTATTGACGAAGCTACTGCTAACGTACCTGAATACGTACCTAGTGATATTGACACAATGGTATCATCACCTGCTATGTCTATTACATCTTTAGGTAAATCAGGATCTAATACTATTTATCAACACCGATTCTTTGTGCAAGGTGAGAACCGTGTGCAGAGTTGGTATAAATGGAAGCTAACTGGAGATCTGCGTTTGCAGTTCTTTGATAAGAGTACGTTCTATGCTGTAACCAGTTCTGGTACTAATGTATACCTGACATCATATGACTTGACACAAGCTAGTGAATCTGGGTTCTTGACCCTACCTACTGGTGAAAAGACTGATGTGTGTCTTGATATGTTCAACATTAATCCGTATAGAACTTACAACGATACTACAAAGAAGACTACAGTTAACCTACCGTTTGATCACATCGCTGGTAAAAAACTAGCTGTAGTTGTTATTGGTACTTACATCGGTGATACTGATGCTGCCAGTAGTGAGGCTGAGGGTACAGTATCTTACTTTGAAGATGCTAATATCACAAACGACACGGTAGAGCTAAATGGTGACTTCCGTGGACGTGACTTAATTATTGGGTACGTGTATGATATGGATGTCCAACTACCTGTGTTCTATACGACACAGCGAGAAGGGCAGAGTGCTGTTGCTGATGTAACTGCTAGCCTTATCTTGCACCGTATCAAAGTATCTACAGGTCTTAGCGGTCCTATTAAATACAAGGTTGCTATTACAGGTAAAGATACTTGGAATGAAGTCATTAACGTTACTATGCCTTATAAGTATGTGCTAAATAACGTTAACCTATCAGCGTCAGCTACACATGATGTTCCTATCTATCAACGGAACGAAAACCTAAAAATTAACATTATTGGAGACACTCCTTTCCCTATCAGTCTACTTAACATAGTCTGGGAAGGTAACTACAACCGTCGATTCTACTCCCGCCAATGACCTACAGACCACGCCGCAGACGCCTTACATCTACCATCCGGGTAGGTAAACACATATGTAAAGTGTTTATTGATCCCTGGCAATGGGTGACAGATGGTACTGTAGTGTGGAAAGTAGGTTTTGCTGTAGGCAGATCTCGACGACAGGTTAACGACTGGTATTACCAAAAACGAAATCGACGCAGCCGTTCTTTGATTAAACGCATGACCGGTACTGAGGGCTTTGCAACTATCCCACGTGGATTCTACGAAGTCCTCCGATTACGTTGGCTAATACCAGCAGGAGATACGATCTTTATAGATTGTACAAGTGCTAACCCAGACAAACAATACAAAACGTTTTCTAGGTGGCGACGATGGCATCCTGACTGGTATGTCAACTCAGATCTAAAAGAATTTTATTGGACTAAACCATTATGGCAATCGGAGCAATCAGCGCCGGATTAGGTCTTGCACAGTTCGGTTTATCGCTGTTCGCTGAAAAACCAGTTCAAGACAACTCAGCTCAGATTGGAGCTGCTGCATATAACAGCACGCTGGGTATGTACAAAACCCGGATGCTCAACGAGTACCGGCAACGTGCATACGAACGTAAAATACAACAAGTTACTAAACAGTTTGACGAAAACTTTGCAGCCGCAAACGCATCTTTTCAAACTGAACAAGCTAAATTTGGTGAACAAATGATGTCATTTGCTTTCCAAAAAGAAGGTTTGTTGAATCAACTTATGGAAGCCGAAGGCTACGCTGCTGCTACAGAAACCTACGGGAAGAGTGCAGACCGAGTTAAGGCTATCAAAACATTGGGCGATTACGGTCGCAACCAAGCACAATTTACAGAAACCATTGCTAGTGCTTACCGTCAATACGGACGTGATGTTGGTGGTATTGGCGGCGCTTTGCGTCAAGCTAATGAACGAGCCATTGCACCTATTATGGGTGGTGGTCCTATGATGGAGATGGAGTCACGTGGCTACATCCCGTCTTACACACGTAGCAGTGGCGGCGGTTTCTTCAATACTGCTATGAAAATTATGGGTGGTATTAAGTCAGGTCTTGGCGTTTATAAACAATTTGACTCGGCATTTAATACAAACTCTATTTTCAATAAAGGTAGAGGTACAACTAACATTACAAATAATTATGGCTCTAATTCTACACGTAATGTGGGCGATCCCACTGCACTAGCATTTAGCCAAGGTTCATCTATTTTAGGTACTTAAATCCCACGGGATAAAGAATGAAACTACCAGAACTTACACAGGTTCAGTTTCAGTCAGCTGCTCGATCTCAAGAGTTCGATCCACTTCAACTGCCTGATCCTAACCCACAACTTCAAGAAAACTTACAAACTATTCAGCGGAGTTTTGCAAACCTACAGCAAGAAAACAAGCTAAACGCTGAGGCTCTGTACAGCCAACCTGGTAAAATGACTACCGGTGAGGTAATCGGTCAAATGGCAGAACTGCTGCCGCAAGCCGTTGGTACTCTCAGCGAGCTGCAGCAAGTAGACGTTGCCATCCAAATGGCACGCGCTGATGATCAATACTATCAAATGCTCCGTCAAGGGTTGATCCCACAAAACGGAGAGTTACTAGCTATTGAGCGTGACTCTAAGGCTAGGAAAGAAATGATAGACGGTGCAGCTGTTGAAGCTACACAGGTAACAAATAACTATGACATCCCTCGTGGTATTCTAAATTTCTCCAACCATGGAGAGATTTCACTGAAGCGTAGGCTGGCTAAGCATATGTTTACCAACGTCTATCCTGATTGGATGAAGACACAGTTGGAGATCAATGACTCTACTATTATGGTAGATGATGGTCAAGGTGGTATGGTGGAGGTACAGATTAACGATCCTCTGTTACCTCAGTTCCAGCTTAAACAGGTGATGGCACACCTACGTACAGCTTTTATGGGTCACGAGTTGCTGGCTGATACCAACAACGACTTGATTCAAAAAGAAATGGCTATTGGGTTCACCACAGATGCCCAGATTGAACGAGATTACTCACGTAATTATCGAGCTGTTGATGGTAAAAAACGTTACAACAGTGAGTTCAATGCTATGCTGGATGATTTTAAAGAAGGTAATGAGTTTGTACTGACTCCGTTTCAAACCAGCGTAGCCTCTATGCCAGATGAAAAAGGTATTGGTTATAGAAACTCAAATGAAGAGTTTTATGGTAGTTTCCTTAATCAGATCAAAGCTACAACAGCAAATGGTGCTGAGTATAACTTAGGTGAGTTTTTCACTAAAGCTAAGTTTAAAGATGGTCAAACATTTTTTGAGCGTGCACCACAAAAAGCCCGTACCATCATGCGTACGTACGATAACGAACGCCGTAAATACCTAGCCAATAAAAACAAAGCTGATGTACAAGATATGAAGTTTGGAGTCACTACATTTTTGAGTGACTGTCAACAATCTGGTACGTGTACAACTGCTGACTATGTTGAGTTTAATCAGTTGCTTGCAGTTAAAGGCGGTCAACTCGGTGTGTCTGTTACAGACCTGCAAGGTGTTGTAAGCCAAGCACAGCGTCTATCTTCTTTAGAAGGTTCTGCTCTTAATGAATATCGTAAACAACTGGACATTGCGTTAGCTAATGGTGTTGCTAATTCCAATATGGAAGCTCTGCAAAACCCAACTTTACTAGCTGAATACGGTGAAAAAGTCAGAGATCAAGAGGAGCGTAAAACGACTCAAGAGTATAAAGACGGTTCTCAGCAAGTTGAAGATACAATTAAGGGTACCAGTAAAACACTGGTAGACGATCGAGGTAGGATGAAAAGCTTCACACGTGGAGCTAATCGCCACTACCAACGTATGTATGACCGAGAATACGCCAACATTAAAGCTAAAAATGCTACCCTTCCTGACGGTTCTAAGTTGACTGAAGTTGAGGTTGCTCAACAAGCTGAAGATAGGGTGCTATCTCAATGGAATAAAGATCGTGTTGACCCTACTCATGATTACTACGTAGATCCTAAGAACGGCAACATGCCGAACTACCCAGAACCTCCTGAAGATAAAGCACGTAGCGCTGTAGTTAACAACATGAATACATTGGCAACCGAGGGTAAGACCCAATCCGGTGTACTTCAAAGTGTGGTTAACAATCCATCCCTTGTGTTGTCTAGTGAAGAAGCTGCTGCCGCTATTCAACTTTTCCAAACCACCGGTCGTATGGATCCTGGTTTAAAAGATAAAGCTAAATTAATCAATGAAGGAGTAGGTAAAATCGTGATCACTAATCCCATCCAACTAGCCCTTGCGGCTGCCGTTGGTCACGGTCATATCAAACCAGAAGACCTAAAATCAGTACAACCTCCCGCTGTTGTGCGTCGTTTAAATGCACGAGGTAGGCGTCAGTACATGAAAGATCTGCTGCAACTTGGTGGTAATACTTATACTAACTTGGCTAAGTATCGCCCTGCTGGACCTGGTTCTGCTATGCCAGTACGTGGTAGTATGGCTAACCGTGTGCAGACCCTTTCACCTGGTGTTCAAGGTTTAGCTCAGTTGGTTCGTTCTGGTGAAGGTGACTACACTTCCATGTATCCATCTGAGAATTATCCAGAAATGACTAACATGGTTATTCGTACAGAGTTAGTTCAGTTTCAAAAGGAAAAACTACGTGATAAACGTAAGTCCGCTGCTGCTGGTGCTTACCAATTCTTGTACCCTGAAAAGGCTGCAGATTTAGCTGGACTACCACCTGATGCTAGGTTTACACCAGATAACCAAGATAGGATGTTCATTGCAACTCTTATGAATAAACGTGGTCGTGAAGCTATTGCTCGATTTTTGAACGGTAGTAGCGATGACATTGAACTGGCTATTGATCAGTCTGCTATGGAGTTTGCATCAGTTGAATACAGAAACGGTGGTAGTTATTACCCAGATCAAACACCTAGTATTACCCGCGGTCGTATGGCTGCAGCGTTAAGAGCCGCCCGTGAAGAAATGATGAGGCAGGCACGATGAATTACGATCCATTAAAAGAGATCTCTATGCCGGATCTAGAACTTCCGGTAGAAGATGAGGTTGTTGAAGCGGTACTACCGTCTGAAGAACTCAACGACGACTTTGATGTTGAAGGTATTACTGAGGCTTTGACTGAAGCATACCCTGACATTAAAGTCGAAGACGAAGAACCTGCTGAGATTCGTGGTGAGTTTACACCTGAACAACAGGCTAACTTGGATGCACAGGAGCAAATGCGTACAGATATGTATGCAAAAGATCCTAGATCTGAAAGTGGTCTTAATGAAGACCGTGGGTTTTTTGATGCCTCGATGGACATCTTGAGTGCTCCGGGTGCAGGCATTAACGATTTCCTTGTTGACCAAGCTAATAAAGTTCCTGGTGTCAACTTCCGTAAGCAACCACAATACGAAAACGAGATTGCTAAGAGCATCCGTGGTCTTAGTGGTTTGATCTTGCCATTCTTGGGTATGCGTGGAGCAGTCAAAGGTGTTAGCGGTAACATTGCTGCTAGAAGCCCGTTAGCTACACGAGCACCTAAAACAAACAAAGCACTCAAGTGGATGCTTGACTTGGGCATTGATACTGGTGTTGGTGCTTATGTTGACTCTACTGCTAAGACCAACCAACTAGACGACAACCTTGCTGGTTTTGTTAAAAAAGAATGGAAAACACTTGGCAGGTATATTCCTAGTGACTGGGCTACTTTAGATGGTGAGTCACCTGAAGTATGGGCTGAAAAGAATCGCAATGAAGGTGTAGTACTTGGTTTTACTTCTAGCTTTTTAGAAGCATTTATCAAACTAACACGTTCTGTCCGTGGTACCCGTAGCGTAACTGACTACGTGTTTAAAGATGAGTCGGCAGCTAAAGCTTTTGCTAGAGCTGAAGAAACCAATCCACAAGAGTTCATGGAAAACATGGAGGCTGCTGCTGCTAAGACAGAGCAGGCTTTGGATGAAATCGGTGAACTGGCTCTATCTAAAAACCCTAACCCAGAAGAGGCTACAAAGGGCGTACACGACGTTTTTCATCCTGATGAGCTTGGCGTACGTACAGCCGATGACATGGGTGTTGTAGGCGCTTCTGTAGACCTTGTACGTATTCAAAGGAATCAAGGTACAGTCCACGGCAGACTGCGTAGCATGGTATCTGAAGCAGCACTTAAGTATGGTTTAGAAGCAGATCAACTGCCCAAGCGTACTATTATGGAAGCTGTGCAAGAACAGATCCGCAAGGCTGGTTCGTTCGATGCAATACCCCCTGATGGTCCTCCGATCGGTTACCCTGAGATTGACGCAGCGGGTACACGACTTTCTGAACTTCTTACTGATGAGCAGGCTGATCCGGGTTGGTTGAAGCTTATGCTTAATGAATACAAAGAAGAATATACCCGACTTGGTAAAAAAGTTGCAGTGTTGAACGATGAAGGTCTCAATGCTGGCATGAAAGCTATCAAAAAATATCTTGATGATTATGTCAACCTTGATGCCGAAAAAGCACGTGCATATCTTACGACTTCCTTAGCTGGTCAGGTTTCTGACATTGCTGAACAGGCACGTAATATGGAAGGCACGCTTGCTGTTAAGCAGGCGCAAGACCGTATCTTTGACCGTCTGACCTATCTCATTATGGAGACTGGTTTGGCTAAAAAGATGCGTGGTCAAAAGCTTAACTTCTTGAACACTTGGAAACGTAACCCTAACAACCCTAAAGCTATTCAAGATGCTGCTACAGAAGCTGCTAAAACCGCAGATGATCTTGCTAGTGAATCTGCAGATGATGCGCTTAAGTTTATTCAAACACTGAAAGCTGTTGCAGACGAACGCCCTGAGTTCTTTGATCCGCTGCGTTTGGCTTATGAGTTTTCTGATGGTGACATTAACACCATGGCTAAACTCAACGAATATATTAAAGAAAGCCTACCAGCTATTCAAAAGGCTGTATATGATAAGCGTCCTGACATTCCAAACGTCATTGTACAAGGGTTGTACTCTAACTATTACAACTCTATCCTGACTAGCGCTTCGACACCTATGAAGGCGTTGATGGGTAACACTGGCGGTATGTTGGCTAAACCTGTAGCACACCTTGGTGGTGCAGCTATTGGTCTTGATATGCGTCAGCTAAAGCGTGGTTTTGTCACGTATAGTGCTATTATGGATTCCTTTATTAAAGGTACCAAGCACATGGGTAAGGTGTTCACCATGGCATCTAAAGATCCCAACAGTGTAAGTTATATGGTACGTGATGATCTTGTCACACGTAACCTGGAGAACTTTGAGCTTCTTAGGTCATATGCTGACGCTGCATCTAAACGTGGTGAAGATGGTCCCGCCGCTTTGTTAGAAATTGCAGAAACTCTCGACGCACTTGGCAACAATCCTATACTGCGATTTGGTGCTAATGCTATGTCTGCGTTTGACGGATTTACGCGTGCTGTCATGGCTAACGGTCGTGCACGGATGCTGGCATATGACGACTTTATTGACGAAGGTATAAAGCCTACTAAGGAAGCATTCCAAGCTAAGGCTAAGGAATACTATGACTCTATGTTTGATACAAAGGGTCTGATCAAAAATGACTACGTAGACTACGCAACTAGTGAGATTGCATTGAACCTAGACACTCCTCGTGTCCGTGCGTTTACTAATCTCATCAAAGCTAACCCTTGGATGAAGCCGTTTGTACTGTTCCCTAAAACCAGTGCTAACGTTGTATCTACTTTTGGTACATACAGCCCAATCACGGCATTCATGGATGACTACAAAAAGATTGTAGGTCTGACACCAATGGAAGGTTTTACAGCTGACGAACTTGAGAAGCTGATGAAACCCCGTGGTCTTAAGGCAACGCAAGCTGAGTTTGATGGTTTGCGTGCAGAAATTCGTGGTAAAAAAGCTATTGGTACAGCTGCCATCTTTTCAGCATTCGGTGCGTGGCAAGCTGGTAGAATCCGCGGTAACGGTCACTTTGACCCTAACCGGCAACGGGTACGCCAAGAGCTAGGCTACGAAAAGAAGACCTACATGGATGACGATGGTAATTGGCACAGCTACGACTGGCTTGGTCCAGTTGGCGACTGGTTGGCATTTACTGTTGACGTTATGGATAACTTTACTAGCGTCTCGGAACCTGATTTGTTTATGAACAAAGCTATGTTTGTATTAGCTGCAGCACTAACAAGTCGGGATATGTTTGCTGGTCTAGAGCCTATGTTTGATGTGATTCGTGGTGATGCCGGTGCACAAACCCGTTGGGCTGGTAACTTCCTGAGTCCTATGGCACCGCTCCATGGTGTACGCCGTGATCTTGGTCGTATTATTACACCTGGTCTTAAGGTAGTTCAAAACGAATTAGGTGCTCACATTCGTAACAAAAATGGTGTTGCTGACGTCATTGACCCTGAGGGTGCTTTGCCTCAACTGCATGATTGGCTTTACGGTGACAAGGTAGGATACGCAGAAAACCCCTATATCCGGGCTTGGAACGCTGTCATGCCTATGAAAATCTTTGAAGGTCGTGATCGCCCTGAAGCTGACTTCCTGATGCAGATTGAGTATGATACTCGCCCTGTGTTTAACGTTGCTGAAAACGGTGTTAAGTATACAGCTGAAGAACAAGCTAAGCTGTTTGAGATTATGGGTAAGACTGGTTTCTTCCGCAAGGAAATTGCCAGACTTATGAAAATCTACAACGCTGATGAGTGGGTTGACACTATCCATGGTTTGCGCCTAAAGAACAATAAAGAAGTTGACGAAAAGATTTTTGATAACCTTTACATTAACATTGATGCAGCAGCCCGTGAAGCTAAAAAACTAGCTGAACAACAACTGCCTGACGAAATGCGTGACGAACTTAACGCTCGTATCTATCAAGCTGGTCGGAACAAAGCTGATCAACGGATGGGTCGTGAACCTAGGTTTGACGTCAATAATATGTACAAATAACCACCCGTTACCTAACACACAAAACGTGTAATGTCCCTACTAACTGAAAAACTAAGTAATGGTGACGGAACAACTGCCGCCTTTACGTTTCAATTTGAATACCTAGAGGAGTCCGACGTTAAAGTTGAAGTCGGTGGCGTCCTAAAAACTCAAGATACTCATTATACGTTCACAAGTCTAACTGAGATTACATTTACCTCTGGTAACATCCCACCTAGTGGTACAGGTAATGTAAGGATCTATCGAGACACGGCTATTACAGAACTGCAGGCTGAGTTCTTTGCAGGTTCTGCTATCCGTGCTCAGGATCTTAACAGCGACTTTGACCAAAACCTTTTTAAGGTTCAGGAGTTGAACGAACGCGTTGTATTTAACGCGGGTGATACGATGACTGGTGACCTTACAATGAACAACGCTAATGTTGTTTTTGAAGGTTCAACTGAAGACGATCACGAAACTACGTTGACAGTAGTTAACCCAACTGCTGATCAAACCTACAGACTGCCTAACCTATCTGCAGGTACATATGAAATTGTAACTACCGGTGATACTAACACTGTCACCGGTACTATGATTGCTGACGACACTGTTGGACCAGATAATCTGGCTCACACTGCTGTTACTGCAGGCACCTACACTACTGCTGACATTACTGTCGATGCACAGGGTCGGATTACTAATGCTTCTAATGGTACAATTTCGACCCCTGAAATCAATGATGGTCAAATTACCACGGCTAAACTTGCTGACCTAGCCGTTACAACTGCTAAGATTGCTGCTGACGCTGTTACTGGTGCTAAGATTGCAGACGATACTCTGAACTCTGAGCACTATGCTGCTGGGTCTATCGACACTGAACATATTGCTGATGCACAGGTAACGACTGCAAAGATTGCAGGTGATGCCATTATTGGTTCTAAGATTGCTGACAATGCAATCGACTCTGAGCACATTACTTCTGGAGCTATTGACACTGATCACATAGCTGATTCCCAGATTACTACTGCTAAGATTAACGACGGCGCAGTTACTGCAGCCAAACTTGCATCTGATTCTGTTACCACAAATAAAATTGCCAACGCCACTGTAACTCACGATAAACTTGCTAACGATGCAGTTGATGGTGATAACATTGCTGACAATTCAATCAACTCAGAACACTATGTAGATGGTTCTATTGACACAGCACATATTGCTGATAGTCAAATTACTTCTGCAAAGATTGCTGACGGTACAATTGTCAACGCCGACATCAATGCTAGTGCTGCTATTGCTGGTAGTAAAATCAGCATGGAAGTTGGTGAGTTAAGCAACGTTACTTTAACTAACCTTGCTGACAACCAGATTCTTAAATACGACTCAGCTAGTGGTGTTTGGCAGAACGAAGCTGACGGTGGTTCTGGTGGAACCAGCTCTACTGATTTAAGCCAAGTTAGAACAGATACTACAGTCCAAGTTGTTAGTTCAACTGGTAACAATGTAACTATCCCTGCTGCTGATTCTACTGATAGTAGCAGTACTGGTGCTGGTATTATGTCAAAGGCTCAAGCAACTCGTGTTGCTCAAAGCCTGCTAGATGCTACACCTCAACTATATGCAAACCTTGATGTTGCAGCACGGCAAATTACCACTACAACTGCTAACGGTGATATTGAGCTTGCTCCTAATGGCACTGGTGTCGTTGAAATCCGTGGTAACGATAACGCTGGTGCAATCACCTTTAATTGTGAAAATAACTCACATGGTGTAACCCTCCGTGGTCCTGCTCACTCAGCCGGTGCTACATACACTTTGACGTTGCCTACTAGTGATGGTAACGCTAACCAGTTCCTACAAACTAATGGAAGTGGTGTTCTTACATTTGCAACAGTTGACACTTCTGGTGCATCTACATCAAACATTGCGGTTAACACTCCTACAACTATTGACGCATTTACTATTGCTGCTAATAGGAATGTCGGCATGATGGGTCCGCTTACCGTTAATGACGGTGAAACAATTACTATCGGTTCTGGTTCTAAACTCGTTATTCTTAACTAACTATGGCTTACGGAAAACTTAAAGCGGATGCACTTATCCGCGACAACGGTGGCAGTGATGAAGAAATTACAATGGCCACTATTGTTGGATTAGATGCCAACAAAGCTAATCTATCTGGTGCTACTTTTACTGGTGATGTTTTGCTTGATAACGAGCAAGAACTTCGTCTTGGTGAAGCTGATGCAAACGGTACTAACTACGTTGCATTGAAATCCCCCGCAACTCTGGCTCAAACTAGCACCTGGACCATGCCTGCAGATGTTCCTGTAGCTGGTCAAGTGTTGAAAGTTACTAGTGTTGCTAATACTAACGACCCTACACTTGAATGGGGAGCTGATGCCTCTGGTGCATCCGTCAGTGCTGCAAACGAGTGGACTGCTGGACAACGTGGAGAAGTTACTAATATCGACAGCTCTAGCGGTGTTCTTGCAATTGACTTTGATGCCAGTAACAACTTCTTGTGCATCACTACTGAAAACATTACTGACATTAACTACACCAACCTTGATCAAGATATGGTTGGACAAACTGGTTCTATCTTTTTCCAATACGGTGGTGCTCACACCGTAGGCGGTTGGGATACTGAAACCCGTTGGATTGGTGGTACTGGTGGTACCAGTGAAGCACCTACTTTTACTGCAACCAGTGGTCAATGTGACCGTGTTGATTACATTATTGTCGGTGATCGTGACACTCCTAGCCAACGTTCACACGTACGAGTTCAGATGGTTGCATCACTGAACTATGCAGACTGAGGTAAATTAATATGCCTGTATTTAATAATATACTAGCTGGCGCCTCCGCTCAGGCGTCCAGCAGTTATCACATTGAGCAAAGTTTGCGATTTCGGCAAACAGCTAGTTTGCATAGAGGATCATTTACTTCTACTCAAACTTTTACCTTTAGTTGTTGGTTTAAACTTAGTTATAATATCGATGGAAAGGCTGGTCCATACACCATTATTGGTTCTGACAACATCTATGTATGGGTTGAAGATGATGTTCTTCATTTCCGATCAGGCACTAGTAATGTAGGGACTGTTGGAGATTGGAGAGTTGGCCGAGATAGAACAGCTTGGCACCATCTTGTAATTAATCAAACTAGTGGCAGTGTAGTCACTAAAGCCTTTATTAACGGTGTTGAAGTCACTAATAGTGGTGGTGATACAAGAGCTGTTGATAACATAGTTATTGGCGCTCGTAACTCTTCAGGTGCTGCATCGTTGATGGGTTACATTGCTGAAGTGTTTTTTATTTATGGAACTAGCCGTCCTCCTACTGATTTTGCAGAGTACGATTCTAATGGTGTTTGGGTTCCTAAAGATCTTGCATCAACGTTGTCTGCTTCTGATTACGGTGCTGAAGGCGGGTACTACAAATTTGAAGATAGAACTAACCTCGGCAATGACAGCAGCGGTAACAACAACGATCTGAGTGTTCAAAGCACGTTTCAAAATGCAAATGCCGACGATTTTAAAAACGATGTTTTATTTCTAGACACACCAACTAATAATTTTTGTATTTTACATACAGGTGCATGTAGTCCTGGTACTACTTTTAACCATGGCCACGCTGGTTTAGAACTTTACACACACGATGCTGCATCTTACGGTACCCATCGACTTACAAGTGGTAAGTGGTATTGGGAAGTAAACAACCAAGCTGGTAACCAATACATCGAAGCTGGTGTTTTTAGCCAAAACCTAATTAGAAATTCTAATGACCATGCAGATGGTGCTAATAATGGCAGCGCTCCTAATTACGGTGGAAGCCAGGTACTGAGTCACCACGGACAAGGTTATAAACATGCTCATAACTCCGCAGATGCGTATGGTAACGGCTGGTCTGCTGGTAATGATGTTCTGCAGATTGCATTAGACATTGATAATCGTAAAATATTCTTCGGCAAAAATGGAACTTGGATGAACTCAGGTGATCCTGCAAATGGCACTAATCCAGCCTTTGACAGCAGTAACCATTTTGTTGCTTTAAATTCAGATCGTGCAGATTATTGGGTCCCATTTGTAGTTGGTAAAAATAGCACTACAATACGTGTTAACTTTGGCCAACAATATATGCACAATGGTCAGCGAGTTACTGACCTAGAAGCTGATTCTGGTGTGTATAGTTTTAAATATACTCCTCCTACAGGTTTTAAAGCAATTTGCACCAAAAACATGCCGGAAATGCCTATTCCGCAGCCGAACAAGCATTTTGATGCAATTAAATATACATGCAACAATGGAACAGCACAAACTATTAGTAGTCTAAATTTTCAACCTGATATTATCCATTTTAAATCAGGAAATAACAGTACCCATCATTTTTGGTGGGACTCTACTAGAGGTTTTTCTGAAGTGACTGAAATGGATAACACTGCTGCAATTTCCGACTCTACTGCTATTACTGGTGTAACTAGCACTGGATTTGTGCTCGGTACTGATAGTGGTGGCAAACAAATTAACTCTGGTACGGGTGAAACTTTTGCTACGTGTTGGAAAGCTGGTGGCGCACCGACTGCAACTAACACCAACACTAGTGGTGCAATGGCTGATGGAAGTGTATTTGTTGATGGTTCTGCATCTAACTCATACACACCAACTGGATCTCCAACAATTTACCCTCGCAAAATGAGTGTTAACACTGTTGGAAAAATTGCCGTTATTAACTATGTAGGTACTGGAACTGCTGGAACTATTCCTCACGGTTTAGGTGTACGTCCTTCGATGATTATTTACAAAGGACACACAAACACTGATGAGTGGACATCATGGTATGATGCTGCTGGTGCCAACAAACGAATGGATCTAAGTCATCGGTTTGTCGGCTCTAGTGATAATTATTTTAATAATAATTCTATTAATTGTGATCAACATCATTTTCATGTAGGTACCGATACAATTTCCAACGCCAGTGGTGAAACATATACAGCTTACGTTTTTGCTGATGTTGAGGGTTTCCAACAACATGGACAATACGTTGGTGATGATGCCGGTGGTTCAAACGGTTTTGTTGATGGACGTGCTTTGATCTTAGGGTTTAAACCAAATACAATGTGGTTTAGAGATTCAGATGGAAGTTCAGTTGATATGCAATTCCAGGCTAAAGTTATGAGCACTGATGGTGGGAAACACAACTTCCTTGATGGTGCTGTAAGAGGCGGTAGTCTAATAACAAACCAAGTAGACCGAGGAGCTTCAAATGCTATTGAGTTCCATGCTGTTGGAGCAAAAATTGCAAATAGTAATGCAGACTGGGGCGATAACAGCGCTAGTAGTACCTGGGCTTTCTCAGCTTGGGCTGATCAACCATTTGGTGGAAGTAACGTTTCTCCTGCAACCGCATTTTAAAACTAACTATGATTTACACACTTAGCGGCTCCACAATTTATCCTGGAGTTGCATTTACACACCCGGATGGTCGCCAGTTCCCACGTAATTGGCTGACTTACACAAAAGCTGAACGTGATGCACTTGGCATTACAGAAGCAGCAGAACCTGCAAGCTATGACGGTCGTTTTTATACTGCCGTTGATACAGAACGCGATCTTGCTGAAGTTAAAGCGCAGTATGTTGGTTACGAAAAAGTTGCTGCTGCTTCGATTCTTTCACGTACAGATTGGTACGTTACTCGTAAAGCAGAAAAAGATACTGCTATTCCTGACAGCGTTGTTACTCACCGTGATGCAGTACGAGCTGCAAACGTCACTCGTGAAGGTCAAATTAATGGAGCTGCAAGCATTACTGCTCTAAAAGCACTTATTGACGCATCACAAACTATTCAAAATTCTGATGGCGACTTGGTTAATAACCCTGCCGCTCTTACTCCCTACCCTGCAAACTAATGATCACCCTTATCCGTCCAATCCTGTTCAGTTTTCTGAACTCTGATAAAGTTAAACTGCTTATCGTTGACATGCTGACTAAGTTGGCAGAGTCCACGGACAACGAAGTTGACGACAAAGCTGTAGAGTTTATCCGTAACGGTTTGTTCCCTGCGCCTAAGCTCTGATGGATTTAGGAGAGCCGCCCGTACTACCCTACTTACGGCTCCCTGAGCCCGTTCTACTACCCCGTCCTATACTAGATGTACCAAGCGCCGATATACCCTCGTATAAGCCGCTTGTGGTGCCTCCTAGCAACCTTAGACCACCTCCGGGGATTAAGGGTACTACACCCTCAGAACAACCACCCGCTAAACCTCGCGTTCCACAGGTACCGCAAGCACCCTCAGTCCCTACAGTTCGTATACCTACGACAGAGATTGACGTGCCGGTACCTGACGGAATTGTATTAACGACAGCTGCTACAACTGCTGTTGTGTCTGTTGCAGCCACCCTGACTGCTACCTCTTTGTTTAAGTGGCTAGTTACTGCGATGAAACCCATCTTTAAAACGGCATGGACAAAGATAACAAAAAAGAAGGCTTCATCAAGTTCCTCGTCCTCGTCTGGTCCGCAGGACTCCTGACGGCATCGTACGCAGGATGGATGGAAAAGATGGACCCTACTTATGTAGCCTCTATCCTTAGCGGCACTCTAGCAACTTTTTCTATTACACGAGAAAAAAAAGAATGAAAAAGCTACTTCTGTTGCTGCTGTTGGCTACGCCTGCATCAGCTCAAACTGTTACCCCACAGTTTACCCAGGGGTCAATGCAATCCACAACTACCACCACAATTGACATCGATCGTACTATCGAAACCGAGGTCTTTGGTGGCGCATATTCATCATGGTCTGGAACCAATGTAACCCCAAGCGGGGACATCACAAATTCTTCGACTACTTGGTCCGTTACTACCGCAGGCGATGCTTTCCAATTGGAAACTGTCACCAGAGCAGCAGGCGTGGTCGAAACGATCGACATCACAGAAACTATAGAAAGCACTTCTACCACCACTTCATTATCTATCTTCTCGCAGTAGCACCAGCTTATGCCGAAGAACCTAGAGTACAGAATACGTCTAACCCAGTTGCAGCTGCAACAGGAAATGTTACAAATCAGGCGGTCCAGTTTCAGAATAACGGTGCTCCTAGCCGTCAATACTTTGGCGCTAACAATTCTTGTAATGGAGCTACTATGACGTTTAGCCCGTTTTACATGGGCAACGACACTATTCCAATGGATCCTAGTGGTTATGTTACTACCAACAACTGGGGTGCACAGCTAAACTTTAGCGTACCCCTAGATGGCAGCATGATAGAAACATGCAAACAGATCGCTAGACGACACGAACAAAAGATGAGGTTAGAGTACGAGTTATTTCGTGCTAATAAATGTACTGACATTATGAAGGCTGGGTTTATGTTTAGACCTGGCAGCAGAGTAGAAGCTCTTTGCAATGACATCGTACCTATTGTATCTATAAATGCTGGAAGCACTAATAAGCCTCTCGATAGCCGCAGTGGCAGCGGGAGCAGCTCTAAACAACCGCCTACATCAAAGAATTAACAACGTACACGACCGTATCAGTGGGCTTGACCGGCGGATAGATGCAATAGAACTTGGCGTTGCCCAAGATTATGTGTCTAAAGCCGACTTGTCAATCATGACAAAACGTATGGAAGACCACATGGTACGTATTGAAAACAAACTTGATCAAATAGTTTTGCGTAATGGCTAACAAAAAAGCAACAGAAGATCAGTTTAACGAGCTACACAACCTTGTAACTAAGGAGTTCCTTGCCCGTATTAAATCAGGTGAGGCTACGACTCAGGATCTCAAGGCAGCTTGCGACTGGCTTAAAACCAATGACATCAGCGGTGTAGCCTATGAAGGCAACCCGTTGTCGAAACTGGCTCAAGTCATGCCACAGGTAGACCCCGAACTCGTACAAAGCAGACTCTATGGCAAGCGGTAACACTTCAAACTACTACAAAAACAATGATGGCGCCAGGAAGCGCCGCAATAAGCAGCAAGCTAAGTACAACAAGACCAACAAAGGTCTAAAGATTCGTACTGCTGCTAACAAACTTAATCGAAAACTGGGTACTTATGGTAACGGCGACGGTAAGGATGCTTCTCACACAGGACCGAATAAAGGTAAACTTGAAAGTCCTAAGAAGAACCGTACCCGACCTCGCCTTGCATGACCCCGCTATTCCCAACTCCTGATCATTATTTACACAACCTAATAACCATGACGTCCCCTGAAGCAAAACGCCTTTGGAGGCGTGCCGTTAAGGAACACTTCGGCTGTACATGCGTTTATTGTGGAGAAACTTATGAATTACACGAACTTACACTGGATCACGTTCATCCTCGCTGTCTTGGGGGTGAAGACATTACATCGAATGTCGTACCAGCCTGCACCTGCTGTAATCAGGACAAGGGAAGCCACCATTGGCAATCTTGGATGAGAGCCAAATTTGGAACAAACCTCCTTAGGGAGGGACTAATATCATCGCACATTAACTGATGCCTCATAAGTACCAGCCTATTATTGACATTTATCAAAAAAATAAACCTAACAATCCTAAATATACCTGGTCTCAAGCTGCTCATGAAGCTGGGTTTGAAGGTAAGTGGACTGCTGACGGTAAAGGTGGTGTCAAACCTCGAACTGGCAACAGACGTGGACAATATGTAAAACGTTCGTCTTTTGACCAGCCTTCGACGGAAATGGCTGGTTACGAGGCTAAACGTCTCAAAGCTGAAAGTACTAGAATTAGTAATGAAGCTGAGATGATGGGATTAGAACCCACTCAAGTTGAGCACCTTGCAGATCAAACTGATTCTAAAGGTATGACTTCTGGTGCTCCTGGTGATCCTACTAATCTACAACAAGTAAGACAATCAGAAGCTAGATTTAAAGACGCTTTAAAATTAAAAGTAGGGTCAAAGTATGCTGTTACATTAAACCCTTCATCAGAATCTTACCGAGTAGTTCCACAAAGATTTTATGATCCAATTGCGGATCCGTCTACTTTACCTGGTATAGATGTTCCATTTGGAGCAAATATTGATGATGTACCGGGTCAATTGTCTGAACTTAACCCTAGTGTTAAAGGTTCTCGTGGTTCTATTAGCTTCCGTCGTGGTGCACTAACTAGTGCAGCTGCGGGCGGTATACTATTACTTGGTCCGTTAGGTACTACAGCTAGCGCATTTGAAACAGCTGGACGCAAACAGATTGCTGACGAAACCGGTAATCCAATTGACCGATTACAGCAGCATATTTCTAGTTTTTCGTTAGCTGCTGATGTTGCATCTTATGCACCACCGTTGACAATACCCGCAACCGTAGCTTCATCGTTAGCTGATGCAACAAACATTGGCATCGATACTACACGAGGCTTTATTAACCTATTTACTAGACGATGACTGACGTTGTAACCGCCCTACAAGACGACTTTAAGCTGTTTCTGCAAGCATTGTGGGGACAACTGGATCTACCAGAACCTACCCGTGCCCAATATGCCATCGCAGACTATCTACAAAATGGTCCTAAACGACTCCAAATCCAAGCCTTCCGTGGTGTCGGTAAGTCATGGATTACTGGAGCGTTTGTTCTTTGGACTCTATTTAAGGATGCAGAAAAAAAGATCATGATCATATCAGCGTCTAAAGAACGCGCTGATAATATGTCTATCTTCCTACAAAAACTCATTATTGAAACACCATGGCTTTCTCATTTACGTCCGAAGTCCGACGATGCAAGGTGGTCAAGGATAAGCTTCGATGTGAACTGCTCACCCCACCAGGCGCCCAGCGTAAAGTCGGTGGGCATCACTGGACAGCTCACCGGAAGTCGCGCAGATTTAATGATTCTAGACGACATTGAAGTTCCTGGTAAC